AAGAAAGCGCCGGAGCGGGTAAGGGATGTAACCCCGCTCCGGCATATCCTCAGGCCGTCGCCTTCAGATCATCAGGAAGCAGTGCTGACCAGGCGCACGATGGCGTCGCCCTTCGCGGGCTTGGAGTCGAACACGCTGATGCCGCGGTACACGACAGCGTTGGCGGTGAAACCGGCGCTCTCGTCGCGGTCCACGGTGATGTCTTCCGGCAGGTTGCCGACGACATCGGTCCACTTGCCCAGGTACAGGGCGTTGTCGGTGGTGCCGACGAAGTCATCCACAACCACGGGATAGCCCATCAGGGTGCCGCCGATGCCGTTCACGGTATCCGGAACGAAGATCGGATGCTTCGCGCTGTCGACGATCTGGGCGATCTTGCCGTACAGGGTCTTCTTGTTCACCAGGAACTTCGCCTCGGTGTCATAGGCCGCGGGCAGCAGGGCGATCAGGTCGCACACGTTCGCGTAGGTGTAGCCGGTGGTCGCGGTGTTCAGGATCTGGTTCGTGCCGGTGCTGAAGGTCAGCGCGGCGATGCCGTTGGTGGCGTCGTTGATGATGTAGTCATCGATGGCGCGGGCGATGTCGCCGGCGAGCATTTCAACCAGCCAGCCCTCGAAAGCGCCGATGCTCATCAGGGCAGCGGTGCGGGAGATCTGGATGACCTTCATGAACTCGAAGCCGCCCAGGGTGACATTCACGATGGTATCGGCAGCGGGAGACATCGCGCTGTTCTCGACATGCTTGGCGGTCGCGGAATTGCGGACGCCTTCGGTCACGAACTTCACGTTCCCGGCCACGCGCAGCAGGGTGATCTCGCTGAGCATCGGGGCCAGCTTCTTCATCTTCTCGAACATCTTGTCAGAGACGATGGTGGGCACGGCGTTGTTGGCATCGGCGGCCGCATAGGCGCGCTTCTCTTCCTCGTTCAGCCTGCCCTGCAGGTTCTTGATCCACAGATCACGGTATTCGACAGAATTTCTTTCCATGGGTTTGTCCTCTCTTTCATCAATGATTTTCTTGCCGTCCATCTGGGCGGTTTCCTCGGCCTTCCGCGCTTCCTCAGCAGCGGCGGCCTTGCGGGTTTCCATCTCGGTCTGGATCGCTTCCATCTCGGCGATGCGCGCCTCCAGATCGTCATTGCTCAGCGCGTCCCGCTTCTCCGCGCTGGTCTCGTCGGTCAGCTCCGCCAGTCTGGCTTCAAGCTGCTCGGCGTTGAGTTCGGCAAAGTTCATTTTGCTTTGCCTCCTTCCGTCAGTTTGTTCAGCCGCTCCAGCAGCGCCGTCCGGCGTTCCTGTTCAGCCTGTGCGGCACGTTCTTCCGCAAGCTTTGCCTTTGCGCTCTCCAGCGAGATCCTCGCACTCTCCAGCGCGGAATCCTCAGACGCGGCCTGGATGTCGGTGCCCTCGTATGCCGGGAAGGCCACCGCGCTCACCTCGAACACCCGGGAGATGCTCGTGATGTGCCGCAGCGGCTGATCCGTGTCCAGATCGTCCCAGCTATCTTTATCAACGGTGAACATGAAGGACATCCCGGAAACGTCCCCGCGTTTGACCGCCGAATAAAGCTCTTTCGCCCGCGGGTTCCCCTCAATGTCGAGATCCACGCGAATTTCCATGCCGCGCTCGGTGACGGAGAGCTGCATGGTGCTGTTTTCGTTGTTGTTCCGGCTGCGCGCCAGCGGGATCATGCCCGTGTCGTGCCCGACCAGGAAGCGCACGTCCCGGAGATCTGCGTTATCCAGCGCGCCGGGCTCGATCACCTCGCGGATCCAGCCGAGATCCGTCACCTGATTAAAGACGATGGGCGTACCCGTCAGCCGTCCGGCCCGGTCTTCCCTGTCCGTCTCCTCCGCCTGGATTTCAAAGTCCAGGCTGCGGACTTCCTTATTGTTCATCCCCTGTCCCTCCATCCTTGCCTTCGTCCACCATGTAATATTCCCCGCGAATCGGCGCGTGCTGGCCGGCGCCGTCCGGCAGCGGTTCATAGTTGAACAGCTCGCGGATCTCGTCGATCATCAGCACGCCGCGGTCGCCCAGCTCCTTGGCCATCTGGATCTTGCTGCCTGTGGCCATGTACTGCAGCCGGTTCGCCGTGAAGGTGATCCGGTTCCCGCCGTTCAGCTCGCGCTGGGTGAATGTCATCCGGCTCATGGCCTCCGACATCTTAATGGCGAAGACCTCGATGCAGCCGTTGAAAAAGGCGTCCAGGTCATCCCCGGATGCCCGATTCTGCAGCACGGCCTCGCTGACCCCGAAATAATTCATCACGTTGTCGCGGATCAGCTTCATCTGATCAGGATCGACTTTGTAGCCCTCCTGCTTGATCTGCTGGATGTTCGAAAACTGATTCCCGAACAGCAGCAGACCGCCGGAGCCCTGCTGGAAGTTGTTCCTGTCGAAGCGCTCGCGCTCTTTCCGGAGATCCTCGTCGAAGGTCTTCCCGACCAGCTGCGCCATGAAGCGGAAGGTCGCGCTGTTCTTCACGCCCTCCTGGATGCCCTGGTTGATCATGTTCACCAGCTCCATGGTGGGCTGCAGCGCGCCGTTCTTCTCGCCGAAGAAGTCGTCCGTCAGCTGATGCTTCACCACCAGCCCGACGCGGTTCAGCGGGATGCTGCTGCTCTTTCCGCCGATGAACTGGAACTTCAGCCATGGATCCCCGCCGCGCTCGATCACCTCGCAGGAGCTCGGCAGCGCGGGGAAGAATCCGCTGACTTCGCCGTACTCATCCAGCAGCGGGACAATGAACAGATTGTTCTGCACCTCAAAGATGTTTGAACAGCGCTCCAGAAACTGAGCCCACGTCATCCACGGATTGGGTGCGGATTTCGTCAGCGTGTAGAGCTTCGGCCTCGCGCTGCCCTCCATCCGGTATTGCAGTTTCGCCGCGTGCCGGGCCTTGGCGTCCACCGCTGCTCGCACAAGTTCGCTTTCATAGATCTGACCGCCCCAGCTCCGGAATGCGGGCTGATACGCTGTCAGCGTCTGATAGCCGACACCATGGCCGTCAGCCTTCCGGCGTCCGAATATCGCCTCCAGCAGTCCCATTGTCTTCACCTCGTTTTACGATGAACTCCACAATGGGAGCTCCGTCCTCGTCCTTCACGCTGCATTCGGCCTTGCTTGTGACTTTGCACTCGCCACGATGGATGAAGCATCCATATTTTCTGCATTCCGTGTTTTTCTCCGGATCGCATCGGTAGAACACCTTCTCCATCGTCGTCACCTTTCGTTGCTCAGTTGCGCGGCCAGCTCTTCGTAGTAGTTGTGTCTCATGCAGATCGCGTCCGACAGCGCCGCCACACCGTCGATGTGTGCCCTGGAGTGCAGCTTGACCAGCCGGCGCCGGTTGGTGCCGTTCTCGTACTTCAGCGCCGCATCCATCATGTGTGCCTTCAGCAGATCATTGTCCTGCGCTGAACGTAGACGGCCATCCTTGATCATTCCCTCCATGTCGATCAGCACGCCCGTCAGGTTGCTGCCCTGGGTGACGCTTTCCATCTGATAGCCGTCGGCGCTCATTTCCTGCACCAGATAGGCTGCGCTGTAGCGGTCATAACCCACCTTCAGCATCAGGATCTCGTAGCGCTCCTCCAGCATCCTGAACCAGTCGTGCACAGCGTGATAGTCCACGGTGTTCTCGCCGCACAGCGTCAGGAATCCGCGCTCCGCATAAAGCCTGTACGGCAGCCCGTCCCTGGCTGTCGCGTCCTCGACCTTGTTTTCTGGCATGAAGAACTGGCAGAGCACCCAGCTCACGCCGTCCTTCTCGATCACGGCCACCGCCGCGGTCAGGTCTACAGCCATGGACAGGTCGATCCCGCCCAGCGCGTAGCTGTGCCGGAAGCTCTCCAGGGGGCGCTGCTCGGAGAAGCACAGCGCCACATCCCGCGCATCAAGCCACGCCTGGCTGCTGTTCTGCTTGACGCAAGCAAACTTCGTCAGGAACTCGGCGCGGTTCGCCAGACTCTCCTCCGCCTTGGCGATCTCCTCGAGGATATAGCTTGCGCTGACTGATACGCCCAGGTTGGGCAGGCTTTTCTGCAGCTCGCTCAGGTCGTTCCACTTGTCCGGCGCATCGATCTGGTACAGAAAAGGCAGCAGCCGTTTTTCCCGGCTGTTGCCCTGGAGGAAGCTTGTCCCGCGCTTGAAGAGTTCATCATAGATCCCGTCGTTCACATAGTTGGCGGTCGTGATCGACAGGATCATGGGCTGCTCGCGGCTGCCCAGCGCGGAGGTCATCACCGCATACTGTTTGATGCCCTGGTCTCCAACCCATGCGGCGACCTCATCGCAAACCGCCAGGTGCGGGTTGAAGCCGTCGCTCTTCTTCTCGCTGAATGGCACCTTTTTGATGCTGGTGTTCGTGCTTTCAATGTAGATGTCCATCTTGCGCTTCTTCGTGATCTTCATCAGATCCGGCTCCGCGCTGATGGACTGCCAGAAGTCATTGAAGACAATGTCCGCCTGGTCGAGCTTCGGGGCGAGAAAATAACAGTCCGCGCCGCGCTCCCCGTCGGCGTAGGCCATGTACTCCGCAATGCCGGAGGCCAGGAGCGACTTCCCGCACTTACGCCCCATCACCACGAAGATCTCGCGGTACACCCGGACACCATTCGCATCAACCAGCCCGAAGATGCAGCTGAGCAGCGCCTTCTGCCAGACCTCCAGCTTCACCAGCTGCGGCGCGAGCTTGCCCTTGCTATGATGGCAGAAGCTCTCGAAGAAGCGCACCGCCCGGTTCGCCTTCTTCTGGTCGAAGAAGTACTCCTTCGCTTCCAGATCGGCGATGATCCGCTCGTACAGCATCCGGATCCAACGCCCAACGGTGACGCTCCCGTCCTCGATCTGCTGATAGTATCGCAGGATCCAGTTTTCCGCCGCCTTATTCATTCAGAAATTCACCCAGCTTGTTGCCGGCAGGAGGTGCCGTCCCAAGTTTCTGAATGATGTCCAGCATCACGGAGAGCGTCTTGTTGGCGGTGTCGTTATATTTCGGGAGCTGGGACACCAACGGATTGGTGTCGATGTTCGTGTCGCCTTTGACATTGATTCGCCCAATCATCAGGCCGCGCTCGCGCAGGTCTTCCTGGATTCTCTCGATCAGCTCCAGCTGCTCGGCGTATCTCTTCGAGGCGGAAACAAAGAGCACGTTGTCCTTTACGCCATAGCTCTCCGCCATTTCCATGATCTCGTTGAATGTCGGTTTCCTCCGTGCCATCTTTGCCTCACCTCCCCGAAAAAATCAAAACTAAGTCTTTTGGAGCGAAAGTCGCTCTGTACAACCGGACCTGGCACCATCTGGCCATTTTT